CAATAGAGTATTTAATTATGAAAGACATACCACAAAGAGTGTGGAGAGAATATCAGAAAGCTAATCAACCAAGATTAGTGATTTGTAGAAAGGATCAGCTTCCAAGTACAAGAGAATGGCGTAACGCTTGGAAGATTGATGAATCAATTAACGCCAAAGATGAAGTAGCATAAGGAGTAAACAATGCCAACAACATATATAGTAGATAAGGATGGTAACCAAGTTGATGCTTCAACTGTAACTGTACCATCTGATAGACATTTCAGAGAAGCATGGTCATTAAGTGGCAATGTTATTTCTGAAGACTTAACCAAAGCAAAAGAAATCTTCAAAGATAAAATCAGAGAAGTAAGAAAGCCTTTGCTTGAAGCAGAAGATGTCGTGTACATGAAAGCATTAGAAGCAGATGACGCAAGTGCAAAAACTGCGAGTGTAACTAAGAAAACTAATCTTAGAAATGCACCAGCAGCAAGTGCAATCACAAGTGCTTCAAGTATAACTGCACTCAAAGCAGCATGGGACACAGATTTATTAGGCGATAGTCCATACGCATAAGGAGCAGTAATGGCATTAACTAAAGTAAATTCAGAAGGCATGCTTCTAGCCGATGTTCTCCTCATTGGGGGAGGAGGCGGTGGAGGTGGTGGCACTTCAGCTTCTCAAGTTGGAAATGGAGGCGGAGGTGGTGCTGGTGGTGTAGTTAATGCTAAAATGTTATTAGCCTCAGGTGACTCTTTTGTAGTCACAGTAGGTGCAGGTGGAGCAGGTGCAGTGGTTGGTGGTGCAACTGCTACAAATGGAAGTGCTTCTTCTATGGGCGATTTTGTTGCTGATGGCGGAGGTGGAGCAGCAAGTTACACAGGTTCAAGCACAGTCGGAGGAGGAAGTGGTGGCTCTGGAGGTGGAGGTGGTTATGGTTCATCAGGTTATGACGCTACAAATTCACATGGTCGCACTCAATTAGGAAATGATGGTGGAGATGCTTCTACTAGCAGAGGTAATGGCTCTGCAGGTGGAGGTGGTGCAGGTGGTGCAGGTCAAGATAACGTAAATACTGGAAATGGTAATGGTGGCAATGGCGGGACTGGCACTAATGCTTTTTCTGATTGGGCGAGTGCCACATCTACAGGTGATAGTGGATTCTACGCTTCTGGTGGTGGAGGTGGTACAAATGATAATGGTACTGCAGGAACTGCTTCGGCAGGTGGTGGTGGTAATGGTTCTAATACTACAACTGGCTCTGCAGGAACAGCCAACACTGGAGGTGGAGGAGGTGGAGGAGGTAATCCCTCTGGTTCAGGAACCGCAGCTGGTGGTGCAGGCGGTAGTGGAATAGTTATAGTACGCTATAAAAGTGGAACAAATTTAGCAACAGGTGGAACAATAACATCTAGTGGTGGTTATAAATACCATACCTTTACAAGTAGTGGTACATTTGCAGTGAGTTAATAATGGCAAGTATTTTTGAAGATAATAATCAAGTAGCTTATTACGAGCTAAGAAAAAAAAGAAATGAATTATTAAAGGAAACAGATTTTTACGCTTTATCTGATGTAACTTTATCTAGTTCAATGAGAACATACAGACAGGCTTTAAGAGATTTACCTTCTAATACACCTAATCCTCAATGGGATGGAGAGACTAGCACATTGCTTAACGTAACATTTCCAACGAAGCCATCGGAGTAAACTATGCCATACATAGGAAGATCACAAAATTTTGGAGTAAGAAGTAGGTTTCAGTATCAAGCTACTGCAAGTCAGACTAGCTTTAGTGGTTCCGATGCCAACTCTTTAACTCTAAGTTACAATGATTCAAGGTACATGGATGTCTATCAGAATGGTGTATTGCTTGTGCCGGGAACAGACTACACTGCAACAACTGGCACAACAGTCGTATTAGTTCAAGCAGCGAGTTTGAATGACATAGTAGAAATGGTCGTTTATGATGTTTTTACAGTTGCTAATTCTTACACAAAGGCAGAAGCAGATACAAGGTATCCTTTCAAAGGAAACAATAGTATAATAAGATTAAATGGACAGACCATTAGTGCAGATATAACTATAGATGCAGATGAGAATGGTGTGTCAGCAGGTCCCATTACACAGAACGCTACAGTTACTGTTAATGGTTATTGGAGTATTGTATGACAAGTCAACTCAATGTAGACACTATAAAAGGCAAAACAACAGAAGGCTCTATTACTGTTCAAGGCGAAGGTTCTGCTACTACTAACTTGCAACAAGGGTCGTGCAAATCGTGGGCATTAACTGATCAAACTACTCCAGAAGTTTTAGATAGCTTTAATCAAGCGAGTATGACAGACGTTTCAACTGGAATAGTAACATGGAGGATGACAAATGTTTTTTCATCTACAAATTGGGTAGCTTCTTCAAGCCTTCATGCTGACAATACAACTAATGCAAAAAGTATGGTTCATAGTGGAACAAGAACTAGTAATGGTACTCCTTCAGATAAAGTTGCAGGAGGAACTTCTTGGTATGCAAAAAACTCAAGTCATAGTGGATATGATTCTGAGGTAGTAGGACATATGGCATTTGGAGATTTAGCATAATGGCAAGTATATTAAAAGTAGATAGCATAGGAAAGACATCTGGTAGTACACAAGATACTATGGCAGGATTGGCTAAGTCATGGTTTATTTTTGACCAAGTTAATAGTAACACCTTAGATGACAGTTTTAATATTGGTAGCATAACAGACAGAGGTACAGGTTCTATGTATGGTAACTTTACTAACAATATGAATACAATAAATTATACTGTTATGGCTGCATCCTCACCTGTAGCATCTGGAAGTATGGCAACAAATAACACAAATAGAAGTTCTGTTTCATCAGCCGATACAACAGCAAGAAGTAGTGTAAATATTTTTGTAACAAATGATGTCGGTAGTGGCGGTGAGGATGAAGAAAACCAACAATCGGTTGTACACGGAGATTTAGCATAATGGCTAGTGAATTAAGAGTAAATACATTAAAAGATGCGAATGGTAATAATAGTGTTTCCACAAGTAACTTAGAAAAAGGCAGAGCTAAAGCATGGGCAAATTTAGATGGCACAGCAGTTACTTCATCTACTGATACAACTGGAGTAAGAGGTAGTTTTAATCTTTCTTCGCTTGTTGATAATACTACAGGAGACCATACAGCAAATCTTACATCAGGTTTTTCTAGTACAGATGACATAGTTTTTACTGGTTCATGTCAAGATGATGATGATAACAATAAACACGTTGCAGGACTATGCCCAATAAGAATAAGTGGTGGAAGTCCATTTACATTAACATCTGTTCGTTTTACTACAGGGCATGATGGGAATACCACAAGTTTAAGAGATATGGATTTTACAACTGTAGTAATACACGGAGAGGTGTAATGAGTAAAGCAGCAGACTTAGCAAAGTTTATAGGAAATGATGAACAGGGTATTAAATTATTAGCATCAGCAAGTTCAACTACAAATGTTAGCAGTATTGATATAAGTATTGATTACTCTGATTTTGTAAACTTTCGCTTAATTTTAAATGCTATAGGGACTGGAACTTCAAGTGGAAATTTAGCTTGGAGATGGAAAAGAGATGGTCAATCAGCGTTTGACACTGGTGCTATATATGCTTCACAAGGTACGTTATTTGATGTTGATAATAATCATCTCAACAACAATGGTACTGCAAACTATGCGTATATTGTTTTTACACAAAATCCAAATAGAGGGTTTCAATCAGATTTATTTCTTGGTGGATTTGGCTCTAGTACAATACCAACAGCATATCATGGATTAACTTCCATGACAGGGATAAATGGAGCATACTCAACTTTTGGTATTGGTGGAAGTTATGATAATGCAACAAATGCCAGAGAAAGAATTAAAGAAATTCAAATTTTCTTTAATGTCGGAGATATAGATGAAATATATTACGCATTATATGGATTGAAAGCATGACAAGATATAAATTAGTAAATGGCAAACGAATAAAATATACAGCAGAAGAAGAAAAGTTCAGAGATGAAGAAGAAAAATCTTGGAACTATAAT